TAGAGGGCTTGTAGAGCAGCTTGGCGTTGGAGGTGAACAGCGTGGATGCCGTGCCAGTTGTGGCGCTTGCAAACAAAGGAAACAAATTGCTTGCTGTGCTTGTATCGTTGCTCAGTGCCGCGCCGCCCACAGAGGCCCAAGCAGTGCCGTTGTAGCCCTCAAACTCGGTCGTAGTGGTGTTGAAGCGCAACATTCCACTTGCTGGTGTTGGACGCTGTCCAGTCGTTCCCTTGCTGATAATTAATGCACCAGTGGAGGAGAATGTTGAATCCAACGTAGCTGTCAAAGCACCCGTTACGGCAACAGTACCAGTCACAGCCAAAACCGTGCCACTGAATGTGAAGTTGGCTGAAGCGCCAAAGACTCCGCTGTTGTTGAACTGAACTTGCGTGTTGGAGCCAGCAACCACGCCAGTTCCGCCAGCGCCAGCCAGTACGGTCACTGTGCCTGCGCTGTTTTTGAAGTACAGCTTGCCATCCAATGTGTTGAGCGCAAGCTCTCCTGCGACAAGGTTTGCGGCCAGCGGAACCGCCGCCGCCGTGCTGCTGAAGTACAGCGAGATAGGGGTGAAGCCAGATGCAGCCATTAAAAAGTACCTCCGAATATTCCAGTTGTGGCGGTCACAGTCGTGAAGTTGCCAGTTGTTGGTGTGGTAGCCCCAACAGTGCCGTTGATGTTAATCGAAGCAGTTCCAGTCAAGTTGGTGACTGTGCCGCTACTTGGGGTTCCCAAAGCTCCATCGAAGGTTACTGGTGCGCCAGCAGAGCCAATAGCAATACCCAACGCTGTTGCCACCCCGGTGCCCAGACCGGACACGCCAGTGGATATCGGCAACCCTGTTGCGTTAGTCAAGGTTCCGCTGGATGGTGTTCCCAGCACGCCACCGTTGACCACAATAGCGCCAGCAGAGCCTACGTTGACCGCCAAAGCCGTTGCTACGCCAGTGCCTAACCCAGTGATAGAGCCGACCGCTGGAGTCACTGTGGTATTGCTTGCCAGCGTCAGTTGACCCTGCGCGTTGACGGTGAACGTGCCGACCTGTGTGGCCGAGCCGTATGCGCCAGCGGTGACCGCCGTGTTGGTGATGCTGAACTGCGTGCCAGTCAGGGTAAGGCCCGTGCCTGCCGTGTAAGAGCCTACGCCAGCGAATTGAACCCAAGTAATGGGAGTCGTACCCAAAGTACCGCCAGCGTTTGAAGTGCAGACCCAGCCAGTGTCAGCGTATGCGGTTCCTTGTTCAATGAAGGTGAACGCTCCCGGCACTTCCAACCAATTGTCCATGTCCGTTGCACGAGTCCATGCGCCCGCCGCAACCAAATAAATCCCGTTGTTTTGGCTCAATGTCTGGTCTTTAACCAAGCACCTATCCCCAGCAATCAAAGCTACACCGTCAATCGTTTGCGTTCCAGACAACGTGATGTTTGCTGTTGTTGCCGCCACGCAAGATGCTTTTGGGTCAAGACCCTGCGCCACCGCGTCCACATACTGCTTGGTAGCCAAGTCAAGCGCCGCAACCGGGTCTTGGGTTACCGTCACCGTAGTCAATCCACCCAGCGTAAGGCTGCTTGCGCCAAGGCTGATGGAAGTGGTTCCGATGGTCAGCGAACTGTTGACCAGACCAGCATTCGGAATTGTCGTGGCGGCGGTCATCACGCCTGTGCCGTTGCCGTACACATAGCCAGTCAGCGTGGCAGCGCCTGTGCCGCCATTTGATGCGTTCAAGATGCCGCCAAGGGTCACCGCGCCCGTGGTGGCCGTGTTCGGTGTGAATCCCGTAGAGCCTGCGGTGAAGGAGGAGACTAGTGCCGTACCGTTGGACGCGGCAGTGATTTGTCCTTGGGCGTTGACTGTGAAGTTGGCTAAGGTGTAGCTGCCAGCCGTGACCGCCGTGTTCGCAATGGAGACTGTTCCAACGCCAGTGATTGGGCCACCAGTGAGTCCAGTCCCGGTGTTGACTTGGGTTACCCCGCCAGCCAACGAGAACTGGTTCCATCCACTACCAGAATACCCAAGGAACGCTCCTACGGTGGAGTCGTAACGAATCATGCCAGCGTTACCGGAAGGCTGCTGCCCAGTTGTCCCAATTGGGATAGTCATCGACCCTGTGCCGGGCATGATTGCGTTGTCGGCAAGGCCCACCGTGGGGTTACCACTGATTCCGTTGCCGTTGGTCACAGCAATTTGGTTTGATGTGCCCGTGATGGTGGCCGAGGTAATAGCGCCTCCGGTGGAAAGCACAACAAGGCCATTGAAGCTGGCGTTTGCAAAGTTTAAGACCTGCCCGGTCAGCGAGATGGTTGGGTCACCAGAAACACCGCTGCCGTTGGAGATGGACAGGCCAGTCCCGGAAACGGCGATAGAACGGGGCGTAATGGCCGTAGAAGACGTTTTTACCTGAAAGCCAGTACCAGAGTTCACCAGCGACAACAAAGCGCCTGTGGTGCTGATATTGAACAGCCCTTGAGCGCCACCGTCGGTGATGACCAGCCCGTTGGTGACGCCAACATAGCGACTGTTTGCCAACTGCGGGGTTTGAGAGACCGTCAGGTAGGTGTAGGTCTGGACAGGTGAGCCAGCAAGCGCCGCAGTCGTGGTCTGGACTGTCACCCCATTTTGGACGATGGGGACGAGCTCGGACCCGGTGATCGCACCTGCAGCGGGTAATTGACCAATAGTTACTTGTGCCGACATTATGTGCTCGTGTTATCTGGTGGATTGGGAGCTATCGTATCCTTGTTCCCCGTGAGCGTCGGCGTCTGCGTGTTCTGCTCGGTCGAGATCTGGTACTCGTTCGTACCACCAGCGATCAGGTAGTTGTCGCCCGCGTCGATATTTGCATCGGGTCGGGGGAACCGGATCGTGATCCGCTCCGTCTTGCGCGCTGGTAGGCGATACGGGTCCAGTTGATCCGCGCACCCCCGGTTGCACACCCGGAGACCTGGGAAATTCGGGTCGTTCCTCATCACCGCGTGGGGACGCTTCATCTTGCACCGATCGCATATCGCGATTGCGATATCCGAGTAGCCGCGAGTGTCGAGGAATATAGGCATATCAGCTTGTATACACGGCAATGTTCGGAGCGAAGTAGATCGGCGACTTATCGCGCTCTTCCTGCTCGGCGAGGGTCAGGTACTTATCCGCTTGGACCTCCAAGTATTGCACACGGTCGAGCGGCACATTCGGGAGTTCCAGCGACATACGATGCGATAGCATCATAAGGACCGCTTCGTACCAGCGCTGCGGAATCTCCAGCTCGCCGTAAAGATCGCCGACATCCATAATCTGGCGCGAGTACCAGACCGTCATTTGGTAGAACGCATTTTGCGGCGTGGGCCACAGCCATATCTGCGCCTGAGGCACGGTGCGGTTGAACCAGAATTGGAATGGCTGGTTGGCCGTGAAATTCTTGTTCGGCAAATTAGTGTAGTCGTCGCGATTAAGGCGCGACATCGTGATCTCGGTCGAATTATTGCCAAAGTACAGCTCGCGCAAGCTAAGTGTAGTCCCGTTGTACGCCCGGATACGGTAGTAGGACACGGTCTGACCATTGTCGATGTCGGTCCAGATCCATTCGTTGTTAACGACGGGGATCGTTCCGAGGTCTTCGAGAGTGCTCCAGCTACTACCATCGCTTGAGTATTCCAAGATGATCGACCAAGTACCGGAGGAGGCCGGGAGGAACCCTATCGAGCCGATGAATATCGGGTTAGACGGTCCGAAGTTGACCGAGATGTTACCATTGGCTGACGTCTGAGTGCAAATCGTGTCCACATCACCATCGTAGACATTGGCCACCGTACCGCCAGCGGACGTGGTGTACGCGCCGTCCGGGCGCGACATCCAGCGGTACAGCGCGTTAAGTACGTCGTTACCCCCCAGCGGGAGGTCGTAGATGTACCGGTCGGGGCTGAACCCATACACTTTCTTATTAATCGCCCAATACTGGATGCCGATGTTGATGAGATTAGAAAGCAGAAAGTACAGCGATTGGCGAGAGGAAAGCACCTGCTCCGAAGTCAGCTCTCCGGCTAATTTACCGCAGCGCCGAGCGCCATGATCAATCAGCGTTTGAACTGTGGTTACGGTCGTCCCGGTGGTTCCAGAATATGCCATAGCTTACCAATTAGGGGATGCTTTGTTCTTGGTGGACGTATTAACCTTGCACTCTTTCATGCTTACCGAGCCGCCTTTAGCATACCCTTGCTTTGCTTTCGCAAGTCGGAAATCAAATTCGTTCTGAGCGGCGTACGGGTTGTCGTAATTGATGAATTCATCATTGGTGATGTCCCCATCCATACTCCGTCTGTCCATCAACTGGTATTTTTTATCCCGGTTGTTGCGACTCATAGACAAACCGGTAAACTTACTGGACGCTCTACCGTTTCTCTCCAGAGCTTCGGATAAATCCGCCACACTCATGAAGTCGCCTTCACCTTCTTCGAGGGAAGGGCCATCACCACCCATTCCGCGCTGGGCGGCTCTCGCGCCAGTTCCACCCAAGCCACTCCCCGTCCCGGCAAAGCTCATGCCAGCGCGGGCGATGCCGCTTTTCATCTTCTCGAGTTCATCTTTGGCTGCCATCATCCGCTCCTAGGTGCTGATTTGCACCGCCGATTTTACCACACGATCGTGCGACGCACTACCATCCGGGGCAATTCCACCGCTGCATAGACGCCCTCGCACGACTACCTTTTTCGCTATCCTCAGCTACCGGCCCCATGCGGGCACAGAATGAATCACGCCGAGCGCCGCCTTGCGGCTGGGGTGCTTTCAAGTTAGATCCAGTCTCACGATTGTATTTCTCGCGACCTTTGGCGGTTAACCCCGCCCCCTTCTTGGCGGGCAGTTTCTCACCACGACCAATAGCTAGGGACGGGCTCTTTTTAGCCATGATTGCTCCTTACCAGCTTGATTTTTTACTACTGGGTTTATGGGTAGACACTTTGCAATCTTTCAGATTGATAGCTCCACCTTTTTTAAAGCCAGCAGGTCGAGACATCGTTGGATTGCTTACACCAGCGTTTCTAGCTTGCGCAGGGCTTCCATATGCTCTTCCATCAGGGCCATATGTGATTACCCCTAAAGATGCCTCCCCCATTGGGTTGGACGGTGCAGGAGCAGGAGTTGGCCCCCGCAAAGGTGGCCCCGGCATCGGCATAAAATCACCCGGCGGCACGCCCGGCTTGTGTATAATTGGCGGCGGCAAACGCTCCCCCGGAAGCAATGAATCCTCTTTAGGACTTCGGCCGTATTTAATTGGGACGCCAGCAGGAGGCTGTCTAAGTGGGTTCTGAACACCCGCACGTTGAGCCTCTAATGGGCTGCCGTACGCTGTTCCATCAGGCCCATACACCACCACTGCTATGGATGCATCCCGCATTGGGTCAAACGGTGCAGGAGCAGGAGCTGACCCCCGCATAATTCCCTCCGGCATCTTTTTCAAATTTGATGGCGGCATCGGCTTTGGCATCGGCTTTGGAGGCAGTCGTGGGGGCGCACTTCCCCTACGAGGGGGAGGTGGAGGGGGAACAAATTTTCTTGAAGGTGCGGGGCCAGATGCCATGATTTACTCCTTACCAGCCGGGACAATTCCACCGTTGCATCGAAGCCCTTGAGCGGCTTCCCTTTTCGCTTTTCTCACCACGACCAATAGCTAGGGACGGGCTCTTTTTTGCCATGATTGTCAGAAAGACTTCGAGGACTTGCCGCCCGTTCTTACTTTGGCTGTTTTGGCTGATTGCTTGAAGGCATCAGCCGTTGGCGCACCTTTGCTACCCACTCGGCGCATTTTCTCGTCAGAGCCCTCAGCGATTCGGTCACGTTTTGCATTAATGTTCGCATATAAACCGCCTTCTTTCATCTTCTTATCGGCTTTCACGAATTCCTTGCCGACCTTTTGTGGAACGCCGCCGAACCCGCCCTTGGTGTGGGCCGCAGCCGCCATTAGTCGATGCTGGGCAGGCGACTTACTAGGCATATGCATACCCTTTGACCATCTCCAAGATGCACCAGTAGGTATCTCCAGCGCTGGCGTCAGCCGTGCTGAAAACGATGTCGCCTGTAGAGCCAGCGCCGCCGTTGTTGGTGATGCCTCCAAAGCCCGTGAAATCCAGCGTCTGCGTTGCTCCGGGTGACGACAAGAAAAACGGAACATCCGTCGTGGCGTCCCAAAGCATCCTGACTTCCATGCCGTGATTGGCGATATATATCTTGGTCACTGTGACGTTATCACAAGCAAAACCCGACGCGCTCGGGGTTAACGCGGAAACGTCGACCTTCAAAACCGCGCTCTCACCCGTCCCATCACTAATGTTAGTAAATTTCATAATCACCATGCGCTCACCGTCGATAAGCGTCTGGCTCGTCACTGAATCAGCCATATTTCTCTCCGATTAGGGCAGGGGCCGAAGCCCCCGCTAGTTAGCAGATTGCGCCGCCTCTTTTCTTAGCGGTGCCGCCCTTCATGTAACCGCCTTGCCCATCCACGACGCCCCCGGTCTTGTAGCCGCCCTGACCGTCGACAACGCCCCCGGTCTTGTAGCCGCCTTGGCCCTTCACTACGCCGCCGGTGGCCATCTTACCCTTACCATCAGCCGCGAAACTAGGAACCTTCTTGCCATCTTTCTCGACCATCGCCATGCCGCCAGCAGCCATTTTACCGCCATGCTTCATCATGGAAGCGTTCTTCATCATGCTGCCATCAGGCATCATATGCATTGCACCACCACCCATCATACCGCCCTTCTTGAGGGCGAGCTTTGTGGGTTTGCTGCCCTCGTGCTGTTGGGCATCATGCTGCTTGACAGCTTTCTTGACCATCGCCTTGTCTTGCATCTTATCGGACTTACCGCCCTCTTTCATAGGCATACTGCCCATAGGAGGTGCGGGAGGACGACGGGAAGCCATGCGCTTTGCGGCCAGTGCGCGAGCAGCGCCGGGGTTGCCCATAGGAATGTCGAGCATAGGGGATGTGCGAGAAAGTGCACCCATCATACCACCTTCGGCTTTTTTGACGGATTTCTTGTCGTCCATCTTTGGTACGCCCTCTTTCATCATGCGCATGAAAGACGCTGATCCGCCTTTTTTGAGATGCAAAGTCACCGAAGGCTCGGTGGTCTGCATTTTCACCATTGGTTTAAATTGGCCCATGATTTACTCCTTACGCTTGTGTGACGCCAAACGCGCCGACACGGGTTGCATTTGGGCCTGCCGCGATCGCTGGCAGGGCTATCCCCATCACGAGGCGTCTGACACCGTCTGCCGCCGTAGATGGCAAATAAGTGCCTCGCACGTCACCAGTAGTGGTAGTCGCGGTGGCAGTAGCGGCAACGGTCATAGTGCCAGCATCTTCAGCCAAGGTGTTATCCCAGCCAGCGCGGGTGATGTAACCACGGTCAATCACTCGCAAAGGCAGACCCAGAATGTCGGTAGTACCTACAGCCACGGTCACTACGCTGGCTCCTGAGGAAACAACACTGGAGATTTGGTAGAAAGCTTTCTTGCCGCTCACAGTCGTTGATGCCACCGTCCCTGTCGCGATCACCTCGCTCATGGCTTGACCGTAATAGTCGTAGCCCGAGACGGTGATGTTGACAGTAGTTGGGCTGCCAGCGCCTGTGGTGGTAGACACGGCTCTTGGGCAGTCCAATTGCAATCCGGTGGCGCCGCTGTAGATGGTCGCCGATTTGACTCCGGCTCCAGCGGCAAGAGTCAAAGTAGTAGCAGTGGTAATCACAGCCGCGACGATGTTGGTCGTCAATTTGGCCTGCGGCACTACGTCCCAGATATACAAGCGGCCCAGCGGTCCAACGCCCACATCCATCGGGGATGGGTTTTGCAACAAGGCATTACCAGAACCTACGATTGTGGCACTCGCGACAGTCTGCGACGCGCTTACGGTGTAGGTGCCTATGCCGCCAGCGCCAGTACCAAATGCCGTAATGTAGGTTCCATTGGTCAGCGAGGTCGTGCTGTCAATGAACATACCCACAACAATGGGGTCGCCCGACAGCATCGCCGTGACGGTCAGTGTTGTGGTGGCTATAGAGCCCGTAAAGGTAGTGTTATTGGGGTAAGCGTCTGTGCCTTGATAGGCGACAGCCGTTCCCAGAAATAGATCGTCTGAAAATTGGGGCATGGTCTGCTCCTTGAAAAGTTTGACCGATGTTGATAAAAGTCGGAGTGGTTAAGGCCCACCCCGGAAAGCCTTGAACTTTACAGTCCGGGAGTACCATACAAAGAGCGGGGATCGGTCCATCCGGGGATGTAACGCTCGGTCGCCTTGTAGCGCATGGAGTCAGTCTCGAAGTCGCCTTCCATGGTCTTCTCCAGCTTACGGCGCATCAAGAGCTTCAAGCCCTCGGGTGCGTCAGTCTGAATCCACCAAGAGTTGGGGTTGGTCAAACGAGACATGACGGTAGCGCCTTCGGCCATCAAGCCAATGGATTTCACTGGGTTGATGTCGTTGTTGGCAGTACCAGCACGCAGAACGGATTTGAGCAGCACTTCAGCTTGGAAGACGTTACCGGGGGCAACGACCAACTGCTTAGGAACCAAACGAATCTTCTTCTGGTTGTTATCCACTGCTTGACGGATCTGAATCAGCATCTGCTCGAGCGATGTTTGCGACAGGTTCGCGGCGGTGGACAGTTGGTTGCTGAACGTACCGATCGCCAGCGGGTGTGCAGTGTTGATGAGCGAGACGCCATCACCGCCGACATACGAGCTGTTGAAAGCACGATTCAGAATGTTCGCGCACAAGGTCTCTTTAGTCTCGATGAGAGACTGAGCCAAGTGACGAGCATAAACCTGACCGATACGGATATGGTCGCCGTCTTCAACCAACACTTTGGTCAGCGCGAAGGCAAGGCCATACACGTTGTACACGTAGCGTTGGAGGAAGAGCACGCCACCCTGCTGATACGTAACCGGAGTTCCGTCAGGCAGTTGAGGCGCAGCGCCGAATCCGTACAAGACGGGCTCTTCGTGGTAGTTGCGGGGGATACCATTCTGTTCGCGGAAAACCCGCGACCATTCGTCGGAGCGTTGGTCGTAGATGCCGTCGAAGCATTCGTTCAAGATCGGTTCAACAATCGAACGAAAGTCCGTACTTCTCATTGGAGCAGCCATTTTTTATGTCTCCTTAAATAGCGTTAATGGTGGCAACGAACTGGCTGCGGCTCACCTGAGCATTCACAACGGTATACGCGTCACCCCAAGCGTTATCTACGCCTTGATACAATCCGACGATGCGCAAGTCACCAACGGCACTAGAGCCGACCAGCGAGGAGGAGATCGTGCAAGCCGACAAGCCAGTGGTCGTGGAACCAGCGGTGATGTTGGAGAAGTTTGCTTGATCGCCGATCGAGGTCTGAGCCAAGGAACCATCAGCTTGGATGGCATATACGATATTAGGGTCGCTGTAGTAATAAGCTACGCACGAACCAGTAATATACGCGGTGGACGCGGGCCAATAGTTGGACACGCGGAAACGGCCAGTCGTATCAGTGAACTGCACACCAGCGAAAGCGCCTTGATAGGCACTACCGGCGGTAGCAGCGATGATCACGCCGGAGGTGTTCAAAGCCACCGGTTGACCCTTCAGAAGATTCGAGGAGTACCCCGAAGCAATACCGTCAGTCAAGGCAACAGCGCGATCCAAACCAGTAGGATGGAACGATGGAACCAGACCGAACGGTTGATTAGTAGAAGACATATATCTCTCCAATAAACAAGTTCGAAATCCGTCAGGTGAATACCGGAACGGGCATGGTAAAGTCAAGCATATCTATGCCTTCACCTTCAACTTGACCTAGGCGCTTACCGTTACTGTCTCGCTGTTGCGATTGAGATTCGATATTATGCCTAACTGAGTCCGCGTCATCTTGCGGGGCGTAATGATGCAGTTCGGCCATGATGGACTGATAGACGTCGTTGGGCATCTTATACAGTACCATTTCATTGCACGCGACAAATCCAGTCATTTCACCGGCTTTAACTTTATAGTTCTCAAAGCCTGGAACTTCCTCGATCATCACTGGCTCATATCCCATGCGAATACGCTTATGGATAGGGTCATAGCTGTTGGTGGTGGAAAGCCAACATAGATGGAATCCCGGAATATCCGGGGGCTTGGGGAGTGATTCTTGGATCCACTCGTTCCGGAACATCCTACGACGCTCCTGTTCTGTCGCTAACTCGTTCGTGGCGGAACTGCGACGGCTATCCTGCATTGCGCGGGATTCGCGTCCACCAGCGGTCAGATCTTTTTTAAGGCGGTCGTCTTTCATGATTAACTCCGGTTCTGTGAATTACGGTCATACTCGGCATATTTGCGAATCATCTTACTGCGTTCGGTCGGGTCATCCCATCTGCCAGCCTCTTTGATCGCCTTGACGCGATCGGGAGACAGACGGAATTCATTCGGCCTTGCGGACGGTGCTGATTCACGACCTGAGCTTGTAACCACGGAACGGGGTCTCCTTTCCGACGACCTTTCGCCAGATGCACTATTATAATGGTGAGGAAGGTATTTTGTCAATCTATTATCCAGCTCTTCCCAGTAATCCTGGCTCGTCGGGTCCCAGCCTTCGCGTACGAGAGCCTCGTCGATCTTCACCGCGATCTGGCTGTCCGTATCCCCTCCGTTGGGGTCGTACCACGAATTTCGCGACATCCAATCACCCGCGTGCTTTTTCAGACGGGGGTCCGGAGCGCGGGGGACGGATTGCCCGGGGGTATCGTTAACGGCTCTCTTCCTCAGAGCATCCAGAGATTCGACTTGGCGGCGGGCGTCGTACCACGCTTCCTGCGCATCTGCCAGTGCCGCGCCGTCGGCCATTTCGGTGGCTTCTTTGATCTTGTGCTTCGCGTACTGGAGCCGGACGTGGGAGTCCTCGATGGCCTTATCCAATCGCGCGACATCCGCTCCAGCCGTCCGCTTCTCGAGGACGGCCAGTCGCTCAACCATCTGCTCGTTCTGACGTTTCAGCGAGTTAATCAGATGGGTCGACTCGGTCGCCCGAGCCTTCGTCAGCTTCTTCTTGAGCACCCGCTCCTCGCGTCGAGCCAGTCGAATGGCCTCTCGCTCCGGGTCGGCGTGCGGAGTATTATCTTCCGGGGGTCCGTCATCATCTTCGTGATCATCACGGGGTTCCGCGTTGGATTCCAAGCGGCTCTGACCCTCGTTCGGAGATTCTCCGGGGGGTAGAGATACTACAGCGGACCCGTCCGCGCCCTCTTGCATTTGCAAGTCTACTTTGTCTTCGGGGTTCATAGGTATGCCTTCACTTTCATGGGGTCACCGGTGACTTTTGCAATCACCTCGTGATCGTTGAAGATACTGAAAAGCGCCTTAGCTTCACCGTTGCCGGTCTTGAAAGGTACTTCCCACCGGTCGCCGCCCCATTTGGGCATTCGAACGTCTT